ATCTTTGATACTAGAATAAGTTGCTAGATCGCTGACCTTTATTAGTTGTACATTTAAACTGTTACACGGAGTTGACATATTTTATAAATATAAAGTATTAAGAGTAAGAAGCTGCGATTCTATTAATAAGAATTTCACTACCCATCAATACGACAGAATATAGATCTCTGGATCCATTTGATGGATTGGATGCAGCTCCACTTGGCCACTTTAAAGAATTGGCAGTACTAGTGGCCCACGTAAATGATGTGCCACCGCTATTATTATAGAAATATAAATAACACACTTTTTTCTGTGTAAGATTTACATTAAATGTTTGAGCGGCTGTAGCCGTTAGGTAAATCATATCATAATCATCAAAACTCAAATTTGTGGTTGCAGCTGCAACAGTTGCGCTCACAGTAGTATAATCTTTTTGATAATTTCCTTTGAAAGATCCTGTTATGATAGCGCTATCTGTTTTAGAAATATACGAACCATTATCAACTTTGATGTTTCCATATGAATATATTTTACTGCCGCTGATAGATCCATATGCCCGCATATCACCGCTACTAGATACATAAAATGTATTTGAAAAACTACTAGATCCGTATTGTACCAATATGGCAGTTTGTTTATTTTCTACACCAATAGGCGCCCCACCAACAAATTTACCAGCTAATACTGATCCAGCAACGTTAGCCGCCTGATTACTACCGCTAAACATTCTGATTTGCAACTTAGCACGTAAATACTTGTCTATAGAACCAGTTGGCTCTGCTGGAGGTTGTATGCCTATACCAACTGAACCATCTCTTGCAGCCGAATCCGTATTAATATATGGCCAGAAGTAAAAACCATTACGCACTTGTTTCAGTGCAACCATCACTCCACCTGAATCCGATGTTCTTGTTGTAATGGTACTATTTTTAAGATGATATGATCCTGTAGTAATACTCAATGTTAAACTACCACTGGTAACAGATGATATAAACCATTGATCTTGATTTGGATATCCAGTTGATCTGTTTTTATTTTGCAATACAAAACCAGCTGAACTATATATACCGGATCCTCTGTTTACTACAAAAAGATTTGACTGCGCATATTTAGCAGAAGCTGATATATAAAAATTAATTTGTCCAAACTCATTTTTATAAAACAATGGAGATGTTGTTAATCTATTGTTGTCAAAGTATGGTACAGCACTTGAACTATTTAAAGATCCTTTTAATAAATAAGAGGATGTCAATGAAGTAGTAGATGAATCAGCTGTTATGGCGTTCAAAGCATTATCAACTGTACCAAGTACAGTTGAAGCTCTTAATGCGTATGAAGCACTTGTAGTTCTTGTAGAATAACTACTGCTTATAGCTTTACTTGAAGTAAGTGCATAACTACTCGAAAAAGATGAATATTTTTGATTGCCATTATAAGAATAACTAGATGTACCATTTACTCTTAGGTTTGACCAAACTAAATACGAAGCGGTATCTGCGGTAGTTGACATACACATACTTGAGGTTTGTGCGTAACTACTGGATAAAGATGATAGTTCTCCATTTCCATTGTAAGAATAACTAGCTGTGCCTATAAATGATGGTGACTCAATATATACACTTGAATATACACTAGCTGCAGTAATATTGTTAAATACACTTGTACCAGTGGTAGCAGTAACATTACCTGTTAACTTGCCTTTTAAACTACCTGTGAGTGATATATTACCACTACCAGAAAATACTCCTGAGAATCCATTTTGAGAATAGATTTTTGAACCAGATATAATTGAAGGTGTAGTTGTTCCAATTGGAGAATTGTCTATATTTACACTACCAATAGCCCCACCGTTTACAGCGACTAGATCTATTTCAGCATATGAAGCGTATAAATCATTATTTACGTCTACATTGTTAAATGAACTTTTACCTGTGCCAACTGTTACATTACCCAATAAACGACCTTTTAAACTGCCTGATATACCAATACTAGCTGTGATTTGTTCAATCTTAAAAGGTGTGTTTTCAAGATTCAATCCATTTGGATAATCTAAAATTGTTATTTGACTACTTAAAGCATTTCCAGTAAAGCTAATATTACCACCGCCTCCAGTTGCCTGATTAACATCTATCGTTTTTGCATAGATTCCCAAAAATGTTGGCGCCGATGGATTGAATCCAATAGTAAGATAATCACTTACTATAGCTCTTTTAAATATATTTGGTACCTTTTGACTTATGACAGAATAGTTGTCACTTTCAAAGCTTCTAAAAGAACCTGTATAAGTGTTGTTTGGACCTACAAAATTTAAGCTATTGAATGTTGTTAGAAGATTTGCTGTTTTTTGTACAAAACTACTAACAGTAGACTTTTTTGTAGAGTTGCTACTTACATTTTGTATGATTAAATAATCATTATTACCGATAGTACCAGCTGTTAGTGTTGGTAATTCGGGAACAGTTCTACCTTGATTGGATACTATCGCCATAATATATTAATAATTATTAATCACCCAACATTTTTTAGTTTTTTTAATATAAATTTTACTAAACCGCTTCTAACAATATCATCTTCATCGAATTTAAATACATAAATTCCGTTATTTCTACTTTCTTCATCGTCAAAGATGTTCATCATTGGCACAAATCCACTTTTACCATTGATATCACTTTGATCAGGATCGCCACAGATAAATAACTTACTAAATTCGCCAACACGCGTGATCAATGTGGTTAATTCTTTTTTAGTCATATTTTGAGCTTCATCTGCTACGATACATTTAGCATTCCAACTTAAACCGCGTAAGAAATTGATTGGAAATCCATGAATGCGTTCTTCTTTTTTCAACTTATCAATGTCGTGTTTTGGCAATAATTCTTCTAACTTATCGATCAATGGTTGAATGTATGGACTCATTTTTTCATCCATTTCACCAGGCAAAAATCCTAATTTGCTATCACTACTTTCTACTATACTTCGTACATAAACTATTTCACTCACTCTTTTTTGATTTAATAAGTTTAAACCGGCTAATATTGATGTATATGTTTTGGAAGTTCCAGCTGGGCCAGATATAAAGACTAGTTTGGTTGTTTTATTTTGTAGTAAATTTAATAATTCAATTTGTTTTGGGGTAAGAGATCGTTCATCTATTCTAACGGATTCTCTAATTTTTTCGTTTTGGTGAACCTTTGGACTTGTGTCTTTTTTCTTGCTCATTTTTTTTGGTTAGTTGTTGTTTAATGTTCAAAACACGACCGCAATGTTCATATATCTCAGAAGAGATGTAGTAATCATAAATACTATTTAAATTACTTTCGAAAGAATTGCGGTCTAATACTACTATGAAATCGGAGTCTTTAAAATTAAAGACCTCTATCGCATTCAAATTGTTCTCCACCGCATAACATATTGACGAAACAACCTGTTCCATCAATTTAATTTTATTGATTTTAATCAAACTCTCCATCTGACCATAATCAGATGGCAAAGTTAATGAAGAGTATTTATCTGTCATCATATATAAGTATATGGGAAAAAATAAAGACGTTACCGAAGTAACGTCTTTTCAGAACCAATTTGGTTAAATCTTACTTTTTCTTTTTCTTTTTTACTTGTTTATCAGTATCATTTTCAACCTTTTCCACTGACGAAATAGTCGAATTTAACTGTTGTAACTTTTTTGCAGAAGCATTTTTCCAAGAACGAACTGTTTCTGGAGATGCGTCCACGTATGTTTTGCTTAACTTTAATAAGTCTAGTACTTCTTTTTCTGTACTAGCCAAGTTAATTTTTTGTTTTAAGCCAAATATATTACCACTCATTATTTACCTTTCGTTTCTACAATTTCAATTTTAGAACCATCCGGCCATCGTTTAATAATTGATGACCAATGTTCATACTCTGTTCTAGCCTCATCTTTGGAAGTATATTCCAAATCAGAAACTCTTCTACCGTCTCGTAGAATTACATACTTGATATTGTTATCTGTCAAACTATCGTTTTTCGCTGTCATACTAATTTATAATTTAATATTTAAATGTGGTAATATAACTACAGATTCTAAGATTACCAGCCTTAGAACATAACGTAATAATACATACAAAACACATATATGTCAAGATTGTTTTAAAATATAAATTGAATTATAATTATCCAAAAATCAATAAACCAGATATGTATCTAAAAATATTATGAGTGAAGTTACTAAATTTACAGAACAAGAAATGCAAGAAATCGCAATCGTTCAATCCAAATATCAACAGAAAATATTTGAACTTGGTCAATTGCAATTAGAAGAAATTGAATTGGAACAAACAAAAACAGAATTAACTGAACGTAGATCAGCTATTCTAACAGAGTGGAAAGATATTCAAAAACTAGAAGAAAACTTACTAAATAGTCTGGCTACAAAATATGGAGATGGCAGTCTTAATTTAAAAGATGGCACATTTAAGCCAGCTCCAAAAGAACAATAATAAAAAAGCCGGTCTTAATTGACCGGCTTTTTGTTTTACTTAGTTGGATCACCTATAGAAGCATCTTCGACAATTGCTTTAATTTCATTTTCGATTTCTTTCATGCGTTCTTTGTAGCCAGCAGCTACATCTTTAAAATCTTTCTTTACATGCAAAAGATTTTCGGTTAGTTCATATACTTTCTTTTCGGCTTCAGCCTTTGTTAATTTAATATTACTCATAACTTTAATATATATTTAATATACAATGAATGACGTAAATTTTCAAGATATAAAAATTAAAGATCACCATATAACAATCTGGGCTGATAGATTTATTGTTTTAAGACACCCAGAAAAATGTGATTTATATGAAGACGAAACTTGTAGAGAGAAAATGTTGAATTATCTACAAAAAGAAGGATATATAGATCCAGAAAAATGCAACTGTTTAGTATTTGATAGTTACATTGACTTTGAACCGCAATAAAAAACCCCAAGCATAACTTGGGGTTTTAAAAATGGTGGAGATGGCGAGGAGTCGCACCCCGCGTCCATAAAAAATTATTATTGCCAGACTACACGCTTATATATTTTATATTGTTAGGGGTTAATAATGAAAAATATCTAAAAATATTACCCTTGAGATTTACTAATCTCTCGACCATTTACGCAAATCAAATATTTGGTCCAGTCCAATAATTTACACCCAACACAAATATCAGACTTCATTGTATTGAATGTGCAACAACTTAGGCTGCAAGGGCTACAACGTCATCGTAAGAGAAGTCATAGCTAACTACGTTATCTTCAGCAGTTAATGTTTCGATAGGTGTATTAAAGAGGCCAACTATCATCCTCTACGTGCCTAACAATAGATATTTATCTATGTCAAAACTACGCATCCCCATAAAATTTTAAAGAACTGAAATTGGAGCGGGTAGCCGGAATCGAACCGGCACATCGACCTTGGCAAGGTTGCAGGCTACCACTACATCATACCCGCGCTCTAATTAACAATATATATTAGTGAAATTTGTGAAATTTCAAATATTTTTTTAACTGACAAATTACATCACTTTCAAGTCCATAAATCAATTTTATATTATTCTCCAAAATAACTCTGGACAGTTTATATTCATCTTTTTTCAATTTAAATTTATTTTTTGGATCTAGGTAAATATTATATTTTGGTAAATAAAAATCCGGATAATATCTTCTTTTTTTCCCACATATGTCCGTCCAAATGAAATTTATTTTTCTATCTCTTTTCCATTCAATTGAATTATTATCCAACCATTTAGCTAAATTAACTTCCCAGCTTGAATCCATCCATACATCTTTATATTTGAATTTTTTATAATTCGTTTCACCGCCACAATTCGGATTTGCGGCAGAGTTTTGACTAAGTAATACCGATAAACATTTTCTGGAACAAGTTTTCGTTTCGTTTCTTTTTTTCGGAAACTTTATTTTACATATTACACATAATAGTTCTTTTTTTGGCTGACTCGCATAAAACTTTTTAAGCGATTCACTGGTAGTAGATACATCAATCTTTGATTGAGAATATCTTTTAGCACAAGTTATGTTGCAACATTTTTTATGACTTTTATGTGTAGTAGATAAAAACTTTTTATTACAACACAGACACTCTCTTTCTATCTCAATATGTTTTATCCGAGCCCCAGCGGTAGACTTTCCACAACATCTTGATGTACAATAGAAATTTGAATTTCCATTTTTGATTTGCCTATTATATTCGGCCTTATTTTTCAGGAAAGATATTCCACATCCATTACATTTTAATTCTATTTGTTTCACAGATATAAATATGCTGGTGGAGACAAAAACGATTCGTTCTTTCCTCTAAACTTAGAAATTGGTGGAGCAGATGGGAGTTGAACCCACAATCTTCACTTTGCAAAAGTGGTGCATTGCCAATTATGCTACTGCCCCATTTAAAAATCTTACACCAATATATAATATAAGTCAAATCAAAAAATCAACCCTATCCTATCTGGATCAGATTCGTCCGGGTCAGACATACAGGGGTGTATCGTGTCCCTCACGCTGTTGGACGTTTCCACCCAACACGCACATTATTAAAAATGGTCGGAATGATAGGACTCGCACCTACAACCTCCTAGCTCCAAACCAGGCCGTCTACTATTGACATTACATTCCGATTAAATTGTTGTCGGTGTTTGATGAATGGATCTTTCGATCACTAGTTCTTACTCTTGTAACTGATGATCACTCATTACAATTTCTCTAAAATTACACCCTTAACCGACATATATAAAGTGGCAGGGGATAAGGGAATCGAACCCCTACAAGAAGATTCAAAGTCTTCCGCACTACCATTATGCAAATCCCCAGTTCTGAAAGTGGAGCGGGTAGAGGGAATCGAACCCTCTCATGGGCTTTGGAAGAGCCCCAGGCTACCGTTACATCACACCCGCTTTAAATGGCGGAAAGAGAAGGATTTGAACCTTCGGGGGTTTTAAGGCCCCGGAGCTTTAGCAAAGCTCTGCATTAGACCACTCTGCCACCTTTCCGTAAAATTTTGACAATCTCTGATTTCTTCATGGGACGATATTATCAGTCCTCAGTTCCAATGTCAAGTGGAGTTGTATTAAAATGGCGGTTGATGTCCGTACTGCCCGGACCTTCGTCTTTCAACGAACCTAGTTTTCAAGACTAGTGCAGCCAGCTTATATCTGCCTATCAACCATATAAATTTGGTAGCTACGACTGGATTCGAACCAGTACTATTCTGTTTCTAAGACAGACGCCTCCTTCCAGTTGGGCTACGTAGCCGTTATTGTTTTATCTAAGTTTTTGAGTTTTGTTTTCTAACTCTATTATAATTTCTATTATATCTATTTACGTCAGTTAAATCTGTCAACCCTTTTGATCCATTATACCCAATTGTTTGACTGTGACAATTTGGACACAAAAACCTAAGATTATTAATTGTATTATCTAAAAAATTTCCATTTATATGGTCTACTTGTAGAGTGATTGTTTTATTATTCCACATATTTGAAATTCCACATTCTTGACAAGAATATTTTATTCCAGCTTCAATCAATGCTCTTCTT